GGACTTGCTTCTTGTAGCACCGGTTCTGCTTACATAGTCTGAAAAAGCACTATCAAGCACAGTAGGATCTTTGAAATAAGACACTCCGTCAATAACTGCATCGGGCGTGCCTATAACTTTACCACCAAGAGAAACCTGTCCGGTATCGTTATCCCACCCGATTATTTTATCCATATCTGCCTGGCTCATACCTTGTGCTGCACCCAGGTCATATAAATATTTTCTTGCAGGGGTTTTATCTGTTTTTGCTATACGGTTACGGATAGCTTGTGCTCCGGCATAGTCATTTGCGGAAAGTTCATCCGCAACAGATCCATATCCGTTACGGCGAAGTTCGGCGTAATACTTCTGTGCATCTGTGGCAGCCTTGTTTTTCTTTGCATCATCGCCGGCTGCATTTGCGCTATCCCATTGACCTTTTAACTTATAAATCGTGTTGACCGCATTATAAGGATCGTACGCCATATTGTTTTTTCACTCCTTTTACTTAATATCGTCTTGCTTCAAGGAAGTCTTTTCGATAGTCAACATTGGTAATTGATACGCCCTTACCGGGATTAGAAGCTGTGTTTTTACTTCCTCCGGATGAATGTATCATTTGCCCGTTACCGATGTATATGCCGATATGGCTTGCATCGCCACTACCAAAAAAGACTAAATCGCCGGGCTGCATATCTGCCTTGCTGACCTTTGTGCCATAGCTTCTATAACCTTGTGCTGTGGTTCTGCCGACTTTATAACCGGCATCACGCAAAGCGTTATACACAAAACCGCTACAATCCATACCGCCCTCTTGCATACTCTCGCCACCCCATACATACGGAGTGCCTATGTACTTGGCTGCACTATCAGCAATAGTGTTACCGGTAGCAGAGGGGGTAACTGTTTGAATGTTCGCCACAGCAGGGTTAATTGCTTGTGAACCGCTTACCACAGTTTTTGTAGGTGTTAAGCCGGTTGCTTTCTGTATAAAGTTTTTAGCAGCATTAGACACATTAGGGTTATCAAGTGCGCCCTGGTAGTCTATAAATTTATTAAGCAGATTTCCGTTTTTATCGGTAAACGGGTTATACTCGGTGCTTGTCTGTCCGGAAAGTTCAGCAGTTTTTTTACGAAGCACCGGAGTTTTCTTTTCCCAATCTTCCCTTAAATCGAGAATACCGCCTATTTTTTTAATGGTGCTCATCGGCTATCACTCTTTCTGTTCGGTATTTTTAGCAGGGGTTTTAATCTCATATACAGCACATTCAATAAGGTTTTTAAGATCTGCTTCTGAAATCTTAAATTTCTTTGAGATCCATTCGCTTACATAGGTAAACTTTTCTGTATTCATACCGTGCTCAAAAATCTGCTCGGCAGCTTTTACAGCAATACCAACCCACTTAATAACTTCGTTATTGCGGAAAGTTTTAATTAAGTAGCCGGCCACAATGAGTAAAATAAGAGGTACAATAGCACCTAAAATAATATTAACAATCATAATTGCTCTCCTTTTTCTCTTTGGCTTTCTTTATCCCTGCCAAGCTCCACAGCTCAACAGTAGTAAAGGAAAACCAAGCAATAATTAAACCGGATGGCTCTGACATAGTTTTTGTAAAGATTATAAGAACCGCTGCTGTAAATGCCACATTCAAGCCAATTACAAGCGAAACGATAACCTTGCTGAAAACACTTTTTTTCTTTTTTCTGTTAGCCATTGCCATTCACCAACTTATACAAGATCCAATAAAGTGAACAAAATTCGCTGTTAGCCTTTGCTTTATCCAGGGCCTTAACAGCTCTTTCCACTTCGTTAATCTCAATTTTGTATTTGCCGTTCATAAGTTCCCACACAATATCGTTGCCCGTTTCGAGCTTGATTTTGCCCTCTGTGGCTTTTTCGTATGTGAGGTAGGGTAATTTGCCGTGCTTCTTCCAAACGGCAGTTCCTACGCCGTTTTTCGTGCGTTTACCGCTTGTGCTGATGTCTGATATTTGAACGCCACCCGACCAAGCCGGAGTTGCTTCAACTACCTTGCCACCGCCGATATAAATACCGATGTGTCCGGGAAGCCAAACAACCTCGCCAACTTCAATGTTTTTGAAGTCTGTGGAAACACCCTTACAAATGTTAATCATTTGATCGGCTGATATATCGTTTACACCGTTTGAAGCGTATTTAGCACCGCCGTATGTAGCGTTTTTGTTTCCGCTAAAACCCCACAGAATACTTTTGATTAGCCCGACACAATCAAAGAAAAAGCCGTTGCCGTAAATCTGCCTTGCCCTTGCAAGATACTGATTATTTTTGGAGTATTGGTCAATCAAACGCTGCATATTTGCAGCATTGGCAGTAAAACCAAAAGCACCCCACACATAAGCAGTTTTATAATTTTCTGCTATGTTTTTAGCTTTGTTTACAAATTCTATATTGTTCATAGTATCAGCTCCTTTAGGAAATAACTTCCCATTCCATTACTTCCTCATAAATTTTGTCTATAAATGAGTTTCCTTTAAGTGCCTTGTATGCTTTATACAGAAAAACAAAGTTTTCAAGTTCGTACTGTCTTATCTTTCCTCGCTCTTTGTTGTGGTAATAGGTACGAAGCATTTCGCTACGAAGCAGGCACTTCATACCGTTTATAAGACACACTATAACAACCACACAAGGTATAAGCACCCCGACAAGGATGCCAATTTCAGTAATTAACGCTGTAAGCGGAGTTAAATCTGGCATTACTGCTCACCGCCTTTTTCGGCGGTCAGTAATTCCTGCACCGATTTTTTAAGTGATGCCGGAACATCGTCAATAGTTTTCAAGCCTTTTTTGATTAAACTTGCATAGATTTTAGCCATTATTTACACCCCCATACTTTCGTATAGCTCACATAACGCAAGCTGTGTGTCTGTTAAACCGGCTTCCAGGTCAGCGTTCTTATGTGCCATAAGTTCGATGTACTCATCTTTGCCGTACTGTACTTCGTCATAGCTGAATAGATCCTCTACAACTTTTCCGTCTTTCTCTACCGGCTCAATATTGGTGTGCACATATACTGTGTCTTTCCCGATAACAAGAGGTCTTGCTTGCTCTGTGTTACCAACAACTTTACCGATGTGTTTCATCATATCATCGCCTTTCTTTTAATGGTATTGAGATAATAATTATCAAGGGCTGATTGTATAGGTACGATGTATTTCTGTGTAAGTCTGAAACTATCGCACCATATCAACCAACCCTTGTAGGCATTGGCAGAGCACCACTCATTGTAAGTGAGGTTCAAGCCTTTGCTGATTTTACTTTTTATTTTAAGCATTTTTCGTTTGAAGTGTTTACAAGTACGCTTTCGCAATAACTTGTACCCGTGAAAATGACGGTATCCTACAAAATCAACGCCCCTGGCATCTGTGGGAAACACTTGCCAATTATGCTTTAATTCCAACTCCAAGTTATCTCGCAAATACACTTCCATATCTCGAAGCAGAGAGTGTAAAAACTCTTTGGAATTGTGATAGATTGTTATATCATCCATATATCGTATTACATATTTGACAGCCTTTTCTTCTTTCAGCCAATGATCGAAATAGGCAAGATAGAAATTTGCAAGATATTGCGATAAGTAAGATCCTATCGGTACACCTTTACCGCCGGGCATACTGTCAATGATTTGGTCTAACAGCGTTAAAAGGTCTTTATCCTTAAACTTCTTACGGAGCAGGCCCTTTAATATCCGGTGGTTTACATTGGGATAGAATTTGTTAATATCAATTTTAAGGCAGTACATTGTACCCTCAACATCTTTTAAGTATCTATCTGTCAGCCTGGAGGCTTTGTGAATACCACGATTTTTAAGGGATGCACAACTGAATGTAGTCAGCACCTTTTTGAATATAGGTTCAAGCTGCAACATTATCGCCCATTGTATTATTCTGTCCGGGAAGTACGGCAGCTTTGACAGCTCCCGTTCTTTTCCTTTATCAATGATTTTCCGGTGCGTGTATCTACTTACTTTGTAGGTCTTGTTTTTTAGCATATCCTGGATCTGTGTAAGGTAGTATTCCGGATCTGCATCGACCATCTGCACAGCTTTATAATGCGATTTGTCTTTTCTTGCGTTCTTGTGTGCAAGTTTCAAGTTTTCCCTCGCAT